GAGGGACACTAAAACAATTGAGACTTTTTTAAAACAAAAAGATATTAAAGAAAAAGAAAAAATTTTATTTAAAAATTTAAAAAAAGAAGTAGAAACGGGTGCCAATGGTACACAAAAGTACGTAATTAAAGAAGGTATAAACAAAGGGAAGGTTGCAAGCAAATGATAGATAAATGGTTGTATACTTTTTTTGCCGGTATTGATAAATTTTTTTCTTTTATAGAAACTTATACTGTCAAGTTTACATCTTGGTTATGGCATTTTAGAATAAAGCTTCTAAGAAAAAAAAGAGGTAGAAAATGAAATATCTAAAAAAGTTATGGAAAAAATACGTCGATTGGTTATTTAAGGATTTTGATAATGAAAAACTGTAAACAATGTAATAAAGAGTTTCAATCAAAAGATGAACTAGATCAATTCTGTAGTCAGGATTGTAAAGAAGAGGCATTAGCTGAATTAGATTCTGGTTCTGATGAGTGCCTATCATGTCAATAAAAATCAACGAGAACACAAGTATCGGTCTTCCGTTACGTAATTTAATAGGTTTGATTGCAGCTATAGTTATAGGTGCATGGTTTGCCTTTGGTGTTATTGAAAGATTAAATCAATTAGAAACTGCAAATAAATTATTTGAACAAGATTTACTAGAAGCATCTGCTCAAAAACCAATTGACCAAGAACAGTTTATGTTATTAGAGCATATTGCAGAAGGATTAGAAAAATTAACGACAAGAGTTGATGGTATGATGAACAACAGAGTTAATATTGAAAGACTACAAATGGATGTAGAAAGACTAAGAATAGATACTGAAAAATTAAAAGATAGCGTTAGAGCTAATATTGGTAAATTAAATGGGAATCATTAGTGATAAAATTAGTATTTGCATTATGTTTATTTATAAATGGTGAACTTGTAGAACACAGAATACAAGACAGCTTATCTACTTGTTTAAAGATGAAGAGAGAGGCAACACGTAATATGGACATGGGCAATAAACAATTTATCTGTGGTGAAGTAGAAGCAGAGCTTGAAAAAAATATTGACGGTAGTATAAGTATAAAGAAAATTATTAAACCGAAATAATGTTAAAAATTTATTGTCCTATTATTAATAAAAACAATAATAGTCAATTACAAAAAGATTTAATTTTTTTTCAAAAACAAAATCCTTGTTGTCCTGACCATTTAATTTGTGATCACCCTAAACTGCAAAGTTGTGATTATTTACATAATACTTTTATAGTATTTAAAGATTCATTAGAATCTATTTTTAATAATATTAAAATAGATAAAATGTGGTGTTTTATAACTTATCCAAATAATAAAATAAATTCATTTTGGCATAATCATGGAAATAAAGAAAATAAATATAGTGCTATTTGTTATTTAAATAATACTTTTGGTACTGAGTTTGAAGATGGTTCTATTATTGATCCTAAAATCAATACATGGTATATTTGGGAAAGTTATAAAAAACATAGACCTATACAAAAACAAATCGATAATTTAAGAATTAATATTGTAGCTGATATATATTTATGAACCTGTCCCGTAACTTTACTCTCTTAGAACTTATTAAATCTGATACTGCTGTCAGAAAAGGAATTAATAACAATCCTAATGCAGGTCAAATAGAAAAATTAAAAGCGTTATGTGAAAATATTCTTCAACCCGTTCGAGATCATTTTGGTAGAGTCAAGGTGACTAGCGGATTTAGAAGCGTAGATCTGTGTCTTGCCATTGGTAGCTCAAGTAATAGCCAGCACGCAAAAGCTGAGGCCGCAGATTTCGAATGTGTAGGTGTGGATAATGCTGAAGTTGCAGATTGGATTAAAAAGAATCTAGAAACAGATCAATTAATTTTAGAGTATTATACTCCTGGTGAGCCAAACTCAGGGTGGATACATTGCAGCTGGGTACCTGAAAATAGAAGAGAACAGTTTATGTTAGCCTATAAATCAGAAGGTAAAACAAAATATAAACCTATTATTGGCAAGGCAGTTGATTTAGTGTAGAAGTCGTTTTTATGATTCCTATAATTATTCAAGATAATTTTTTTAAATATCCAGAAAAAGTTTTAAAGTTATGTAATAGTTGTAATTTTGACAAATCAACTAATGGAAGTTGGCCTGGTTTAAGGTCAATAAATTTACATCAAATTGATTATAATTTTTTTAAAATTTTTCACAGTAAAGTTTTTTCAATTCTTTATCCTTATAATCATTCTAAATTAGAATATAGTGCAGGAACAGTATTTCAAAAAATAAATGGAAATGATTATCAAAACGAAGGTTGGATTCATAATGATCCTAATGAAATAACTATAATTGTTTATCTTAGTAAACATGAAGATTGTGGCACATCTTTTTGGGAACCTAAGTTATTTGAAACCCCTATCCATAATGAAAAGAAAGAGAATATTTATTTAAACAAATTACCAAAAGAAGAGGAGCCAAAGTATTTAAAAGAAAATAATGATCAATTTACTAAAATACTTGATGTTAAATCAAAATTTAATAGAGCTCTTATTTTCGATGCAAAAAAATTTCATTCAGCTAATAAATTTAATGATCCAAATGATGCTTCAGATAGATTGACTTTAATTTCTTTTGTCGATAAATTGACTATTAGAGGTCATGGTTTTAAATTAGGAACTTTAGAAAGTATGAGGATTGATTAAATGCCAATAGGAAGAGGACAAATACCACAACAAATAGAAGGCAAATTAAGAGGTGCTAGAGGTGAAAAAAAGAAACGACTACAAGTTAAAAAGAAACCCTATAGCAAAAAACCTAAGGTCTTCAAAGTTTAGTCAAAAAGTGGTACAATCCAAGAAATTGTATAATCGCCAAAAGGAGAAGCTTAAATGCCATTAAACAAAAAGGGTAAAAAAATAATGAAAGCTATGGAAGAACAATACGGTGCTAAAAAAGCACGTAATGTGTTTTATGCTTCTAAAAATAAAGGCAAAATTAAAGGTGTAGAAAAGAAACTCCTAGGAGGTCTTCTTGTAAAAGGTATTAGACAATTAGTAAAATCAAAACCTTATCAAAAAATGAGAAAAGATATTCAACAAGAAACTGCTAAGGCTTATAAAAAAGCTCCTCAAAATGATCCTACAAGAAAGTCTCTTAAAGATAAAAAATTTATGAGAGGTTTACAAAAGTTAGATACTCAAAGACAAAAAGGAGAGAAGTTATTTGACATGTCACAATTTCTTGTAAAAGAAGCTAGAAGTGCAGGAAGAAAAGACATGACACGAGTAGGTAGAGGTTTAAGACGTGCATCGGTTTTATTTTTAAAAAACCAAAACGAAAAAGCAAAAGCAATGATGCTTAAAAAATTACAAAAGAAAAAAGTAAATTAATATGGCAACATCAGGAACAACATCATTTAATTTAAATATAGATGAAGTAATCGATGAAGGTTATGAAAGATGTGGTTTAAGTACTACTTCTGGTTATGACATGCGCTCAGCTAGAAGAAGTCTAGATTTATTGTTTGCTGAATGGGGTAATAGAGGTATTCACCTTTGGAAAACAGAATTAAATGAAATACCTTTGGTAGCTGGACAAGCTGTATATACAGTTGATTCAGATGTGAATGATGTGCTTGAAGCTTATGTATCATCAACTGCAGCAGCATCAAATGATGCAAATACCCAGGATGTTTCAATAACTAAAATAGACAGATCAGCGTATGCTGCATTACCTAACAAATTAGCAACCGGACAACCATCACAATATTATGTTGATAGACAAACAACACCAAAAATATATTTATACCAAGCACCAGATTTAAATACTTATACAACTTTAAAATTTTATGTAATCAAAAGAATTGAAGATGCAGGTGCATACACAAATGATGCAGATGTTGCATATAGATTTTTACCATGCATGTGTGCAGGATTAGCTTATTACATATCTATGAAAAAAGCACCTCAGCTTGTACAACAAAATAAATTAATTTATGAGGATGAATTGAAAAGAGCGTTAGATGAAGATGGTCAAAGAGCATCAACATATATCACTCCACAATCTTTTTATCCTAATGGAGTTTAATTATGCCAAAATGGGCTACAGGTAAAAGATCACAAGCTATATCCGATAGATCAGGTATGGCATTTCCTTATAATGAAATGGTTAAGGAATGGAATGGGTCTTTAGTTCATTATTCTGAGTTTGAGCCTAAACATCCTCAAATTAGAAGAAAACGTGTTGTAGCTGATGCTATTGCTTTACAAAATACAAGACCACAAAGATTTCAACAACCTACAAATAGAAGTGGTGTTCAAGCGGATTCAGGAGGAACTTCAGTTGGCGTTGCTAACCTAACATTACCAGGTGACTTTGCTTTTATAAATCAAGGCACTTCAGAAATGAAACCTGCAGATCCATCTTTACAAAACAGAAGAAGACAAATGTCTATTCAAATTAAATCCGTAACAGTGAGTATTACATAATGGCAATTACATATTCAGCATTTTTAACACAAGTTAGAGATTATACAGAGGTTGGAAGTACAGTTTTAACAGATCAAATTATACAAGATTTTATTAGATCGGTTGAACTAGATGTAGCTGGTAAAGTTGATTATGATGACCTTAGAAAATATTCTACATCTACATTTACATCTGGCAACAGATATGTAAGCTTACCTGCTGATTTAACTATTATGAGATCTGTTCAAGTGATTGATGGATCAACAAGAACATTTTTAGAGAGAAGAGATACAAGTTTTATTTCTGAATATAATAATAATGCTGCAACAGGTCTTCCTAAATATTGGGCTAATTGGGATGATTTCAATATTCTTGTAGCACCTATACCAGATTCTGCATATA